GCAAGGTTGAGCTGCACCTCGTAGCGGAAACTGTCGTCGAGGTTCGGGAACGAAAGCGCGATCCGGCCGAACTGCTCCGCCGCCGTCTTGTTGCCGGCGCAATAATGCTCTTGGTGAATGTAAAAGTATTGGGTCGCGGACTCGGCGACGCTGCGCCCGAGGATCGCGAGGTTGCGTTTGCGGTTGTCCTGCTTGATCGCAATCGGCTGATGATGCCAAACCGGCGTCGCCCAGTCGAAATGCCGGTCGTTCGGAAGCAGGAGCAGGTTCTCGTGCACGTCATGATGCCAGACGCGCCCGCTTGCAAACGCGCTGCGCCGCACGATCCGCTCCCGGTGAAGCTTCTTGCCGGTGCCGCGCACGTCGTAAGGACAACGAACCATGAGCACGTCGTCCGATAGCTCCGCGAGCCTGTCCCGCAGCTTCTCGGCGTCTGCAATCACGTCGTCGCAGTCGGCCCAGATAAGCCAGTCGCCGCACGCCTGCGCGAACGCTTGGTTGCGTGCCCGGGCGAACGAATCGACGTGCTTCCACGCCTGCGCCGTGGCGCCGTTCTTGTATTCGGAGAAGATGAATCCGACCGAGTGCTGCAAGCACCAGTCGCGCACGATCTGCTCGGTCGCGTCCGGTTCCTGTGAGCCGATTGCGCGGACGAGTGAAACCTCGTCAATCACGCCGTCGAAGCTGTCGAGCATCGCGCCGATTTGTGCCGCCTCGTTTCCGGTAATTACGCAAAGCGAAAGTATCATGGTCGTCGTTGTGTGTGCGTCAGGTCTTGCTGATCGCTCGGACCGGTCAAAACAAAAAGCCCCACGCCGTGAAGCGTGAGGCTGTTTTTAAACCTAATTTGAAATTAGGCCGAATATTGGGTCGTGATCAACTGACCGGCGTTCGCATTGACCACCTTCTCGGCGGTGTATTGCGAGGCGCGGACGATGTTCGACTTGATCGCCTCTTCGCGGTAGGTCGAGACGCCGATGGCTGGACCATATTCGGACCAGTTCAGGGTGAATCCAGCGCCGCCACCGAAGTAGCCGGCTCCGGCCTGCGTAACCGAGCCGACCCAGATGAAGGTGTTGGCCCACGCATTTGCAGCGGAGAAGGCAACGCCCTCGGGTGCTTGGTCGTAGGAAGCGCGACCAATCAGAACCTCGGCGACGCCGAAGACCTCGGCGGCCGCTTGGGTGCTGGCGTTCAAGATCGTGTCAGTCGAAAGACCGGTGCCGCGAAGGCGGTTCTGGAATTTCGTGCTGGCGCGGATGCGGGTCCAGACTGGGTAAGGAATCACGACCTTGGTGTTCGTGGTCGATTCGCCCTTGGAAAGCAAACGGTCGAGAGCTTCTTGAACGTCAGCGCCGACATCGAAGGTCGCCAGATTGGCGGTCGTGTAGGCGGTGCCCGAGTTGGTAGCCGTGAACGTGCCGCTGTCGAAGATTTTGGCAGCGACGCGAAGCTCGTGAGCGAGCAGGAGTTTGCGCTTGGCGAGTTTGGCGGCGATGACTTCGGCGTCGAAGAAACGCGCAACGTCGAGGGTGACGGTGTCGTCCACTGCCTCTTCGTAACCGTATTCGAGAGCCGTGTAGGTGTCTTGAACGAAGGCGCGGGTGCCACGAGCGTAAGCACTGTATGGCGAACGGGTCTTCATGTCGCTCTTGAGGAGTTGGCCCTCTTTGAGAACGAACGATGGGTATTGGCCGGCGCGCACTGGCACGTCGAGGATTGGCATGACTGCGGTGCCGATCAGTCCGGCCTCGAAGTCTTTTGCCTGCTCAACTACGCCGGCGATGTCGCCACGGAAGATTGCTGCTGAATTGCTATACATGGTAATTTATTTTTTAAGGGTTAGAGATTCTTCGGCAGCATCTCGATGATGGCCGAAGCGTCAGAGGCGGTGGAAAGCGACTTGCCCACGGTGATCGTGCCGGTGATGGCGACGGTGCCGTTTGCAGTCGTGAACAAGGTGTCACCTACGGTGACCGGCCCTGCGAGCAGGGTGGCCTTGACGGTGTTGCCGCCGAGGAACTGCACGGTGACGAGGTCGCCGCTTGCAGCGTCAATCGTTGCCACGCCGTCAGGCAGAGAAGCGGTGGCGGAAAGACCGACGCCGCGGTTGCTGGAAATCGACACGAGGCGGAAGGCGGTGATAGCCGCGTTCGCGACGAACGTGCCGCTGTTTTGGTAGGAAGTTGCCATGGTAGTTTGGTATTAGAGTTTGACGAGTTCGCCGGCCTGCACGCGTGCGCGATAGGCAGCGTAAAGCTCGGCATGGTTTTTGATCGCGAAGGTGATTGCCTCGGATTTGTTGCCCTTCAGCTCGGTGGCTTTAGCGGCAACGACGTCCTCGAACTTCTCGACCTTTGCGACTGGTTTGACTGCTTCGGCCGAGGCGATCGGAGCGGCTGGCGCACCGAAGGACTTGGCAAATTCTTTGACGGCGGCGAGCGCAGCGGTGTTCGCGGCGAGCTGCACGACTTCATTCTGCGCGCTCATGGCGGCAGGTTTTTCTTCTTTTGGAGCGAGAGCGCTTTCGAGCTTCGCGACTTTTTCGTTCATGCTCATCATGGCAGACTGAATCATGCCTTCGATGGCCTTCTTCATTTCGTCGTTCATAGGAATTTCGATTTTGATTTCTGCTTCCGGCGACTCGCTGGCGTCGCTCTCAAGTTGCTTGAGTTTGCGCGCAAAAAATCCGCTAGGATTTGCGGCAGGAGTGCCTACAATATCCACGCTGAAGATCTCTGAGCACCGTTGCAAAGTGGTGAGCTTATCGGCGCTCTTCTCGGACGGACCGGAGAACGCGATTGAAAGCCCGAACGTGTCTGGGATGCGCTCGGCAATCTCCAGAATGTATTCCCGATGCGGCGAAGTCTTGAGCAAGTGCAGATCGCCAAGAAGTTTGTCGCCGCTGATGCGCATCGTGTCGATAAAGCCGACGATGTCTCCTGCGCCGCCGCTGTGATTCAAAACGACTTTAAGCCCGCCTGTGTATTCTTCTGCGGCCGCTTTCACCTGTTCCAGCGTCTTGTCGTCAATCATGACGCCGTGGCCCAGCGCCGGTCCTTTGGTGATCAGCGAGACGCCGCGAATGATACCGGCTTCGGCATCTATGACGCCGGCGGAGGCTGAGAAAGTAATGACGGGTTCCATCGCCTAAGCGATGGCCGTCAAAACCGATCAGCGCTTGGGCTTCTTTTTCCTGACCTTTGCAACGACCACGGCAGGCTTTTTGCCTTTCGCGCCGATCCACGGAGCGACGGCAAAGACCATTCCGAGTCCCGCCGCGACGCTTGCGAACCGTTCAAACGTGAGAAGCGCACGATCCGCGGCGTCCTTGTGCGTGCGCGAAATCGTCAGCTCTTCGTGCAGCGCCTTGTTGATCAGCGCCGTCATCGGCTCGATGACCGCGTAAAGCTCGGCGGTCATGGCCGGCGAGTTGAGCGTTTCGATCTCTCCCCGGTCGCAGACCTCGCGAGCCTTCTTGAGATAAGCTGCAACGAGTTTGTGCTGCGCCACGAGTTCTGTCGGGTTGCCGAATTCTGCGAGCAATCGCTCCGCCTCGGCTTGGAGCTTCGCCAGCGAGTCGCAAAACTCCTTCGCGTTGATCAGTCCCTTGCTTGCCTTTGCCTGACCGTCCACGATAGCCAGCCCGTAAATGTCGAAAAGCGGACTGAGCACGTTGCTCGTCATCTCAAATTCTTTGTCGCTTGCCGCGATGTGCTTCGAGACCGATTTGACTGTCAGCCATCCGACGCCTGCGAAACAAACGACGACCGCGGCGAGCGCCGCCGTGATGACCTTCGGGTTCATTTCTTGAGCAGCTTCGTCGGGTTCTTGGAATACTTTTTTGCGAGCGTGGTCAGCCCGTCGATAATCTCAGGCGCGAGCAGCCCGGCGACGCCGTAGGTGACCGCCTTCACGAGTGAGCTGACTTCGATTTGCTCAACGATAAACCAAGCGAGCGTCGAGACGATGGCCGCCATGATGACGCGCCGCACGCTGTCCCAGATCGTTCCTTGGATCGGGTTGGCCAAGAGTCGCGCAACCATGCCCGCGCCGCCGATGACCGCCGTCAGCCAGCCCGTTTCTTTCCAGAGCTTGGCCACTTCCATGAGGTCTTTGTGCTCGTTCATTTTTTGCGCATCTCCATGATTTTCTCAAGCGTGCGCCCGCCGAAATAAAACGACATGATGAGCATGCCCCACTGACCGAGCAGCGAAACGTAAGACTCGTTGGCGTTGTATCCGAAGGCTGACATGCCCGCGAAAATAAAGTAGCCAGCAAGGATCGCCGCGAGCGTCATTGGCCGAATGTTTTTCGACCACCACGAGTCCGAAGCCATGTCCGCTTTGAGGCGGTCGGTCAGGTTGTCTTGCTCGACGCGGTAGGCTTCGAGGTCCGCGTTCATCTTCGCCAGCTCGCCGTTCTGCGCCAGCTGCGCGAGTTCCAGTTGCGCCTTCGCCTTGGCTTCTGGGTCCGGAATCAGCTTGTCGATAAGCTTCGTGCCGATCCCGAGAACTTCAGCGAGTGGAAACATGGGTTATACCTTCTTCGGATTCGTCAAACGCCGGAACAGAAAATAAGGAAGCCAGACCCATTTCGGCACTTTGGTTATTTTCACGTTCGTATTTCGGACAAACGGCACTTCGGCGTCCCAGACTTTGACGCGAATCGGCGAGCCGTCCGGTGAGGTGCAGTCCAGGATGGAGACGTTCTGCGTCGGAGCGCGGCCCGGCTCCCAATAGTTGTCATACTGCCCCAGCTCAATCGTTCCGCTCACGACCGAGCCGTAAAGCGTCAGTCCGTTGATTGCGCCCTTGATCGTTACCGAGCCATGAACCGTGCAGTTTTGAACCGTGTAATTGGAGCCGCGCACGCAATCAATCGAGTCCTCACGGCTGGCTGGAATCGTCAGCCCGCTAATCGTGAGCCCGGTGCAGTTGGAGCACTTTACCAAGTCGTCCCAGTTCTCAGGGTCGAGCGGAGCCTGCCACTCGGCTGAGTCAACCGTGAGTCCATCGTCCTTTGGCCCCACGTAGCTGCGCCAATTCGTGTCCGCCGTCCCGCTCATTCGGCTTTCGTTTCCTTTGGCTTTAAAGCCTCGGCAATCTGTTCCGCGCACTTGCGTAGCAAATCGTGGTCGTCGGCCTTTAATGGGGCTTGGCGGCTGCCTGCGTAGAGGTTCTGGAGTGCTTGTTCAGTGGTCATGTTATTAGACGTTTGTGGCTAGAAGGTAGTAGGTGACGCCGCCGATGACGATTGTGACCTTGTGCGTCGAGGCGACGGCGACGGCTGTGGCGACGGTGTTGCCGATGGCAAGTGCTCCCGTGCTCGACAACGCCCCGGTCACGGCGAGGCCGGTGGTAGATACGGAAGTTATTCGGTTTGCAGTGGTCGCAAAGTCGAACGCGGTTGTGCCTGCGGTGCCGCTTGCTTTTACAAACACATCAAACGTGCCCGTTCCAATATCTCCCGCTGCCCACGCGGTGCCAGTCACGTCGTGGTTAAATACGTTTGCAGACGAAAAAGTAAGATTGTTGCCCAGCAACGTCGTGCCAGCAGTGCCAAGCGTGAATAAACCAGCGCGAGGGTTTGATGCGTTAAATCGCGCCGCAAACCCATTTCCACCGCCGCCTAACGTGTTCAAGATGGCCCCAGCCGCTGCCACCGTCGTAAACGCGCCCGTGCTCGGCGTCGTGGCTCCGATGGCCGTCCCGTCAATCGTCCCGCCGTTGATGTCCGCCGTGTCAGCCACGAGCGAGTCAATGTTGGCCGTGCCGTCGATGTTCAGATTTCGCCACTCGTGGCCCGTCACGCCGAGGTCGTAGGTGTCGTCGGTCGATGGGTTGATGTCAGACGCCACGCGAGCGTTGAAGACAACCGTGTCCGAGTTGCTGCTGCCGAGGGTCGTGTTGTCGTTTACGGTGAGCGCTGTTGCCGTGAGACTCGCAATGGTGCCAAGAGATGTGAGCGAGGACGCCGTAACGCCAGACGCGAGGGTTGCGCCCGTCAGGGTTCCAGCTGCTGCGGTGACCGTAATATCAGCCGAACCGTTGAAGCTCACGCCGTTGATGTTGCGGGCGGTCTGCAAGATCGTCGCGGTCCCAGCATTGCCCGTAATCGTCGTTTGGTCGCCGGTGTTGCTGCCGCTGACCGACGCCGTGCCGGTGACTGAAAGCGCTGGCGTGCTCGTGCCCGTAAGGGTCACGCCGTTTAGAGAGGTGGCAGTCGCCGCGCCGAGAGTCGGCGTCACGAGGGTTGGACTGGATGCGAACACCAGCGCGCCGCTTCCCGTTTCATCGCTGACCGCCGCCGCAAGATTAGCCGACGACGGCGTCCCGAGGAACGTCGCAACGCCGGAGCCGAGACTCGTCAGCCCGGTGCCGCCATTCGCGACCGCGACCGGCGAGGTAAGCGAGAAGACCGACCCGGTCAGCGTCAGCCCGGTGCCGGCCGTAAACGTGCCTGCGCCCGAGAACTGCGACCACGGCAGAGCGGTCGTGCCGAGGGTGCCGCCGGCGTTCGCCGTGCAGACGAAACCGCAATCGGCGTTCGTCGTGCCCTGCTCGATGAATGTAAAAGCCGAGGTCAGCGCGTCCCACGTGTTCGCGTCAGTCGTGCGCGTCCACGATCCCGAGGCGCAGAGATAGATGCCGTTGTTCTGAGAGAGCGATTGGTTCTTCACCAGCACGCGATTGCCCGCGACGACGCTCACGCCGTCGATTGTCTGCGCTCCGCTCAGCGTAATGTCCGCCGTCGTGGCTGCGACGCATGAAGCTTTTGCGTCG